GCAGGTCAAATAGTCGGACAAGGATTTTCTGGAAAGAAGACTCAACTTGGAGTCAAGATGTCTAAAACGGTTAAGAAGGTGGGAGCACTTAACTTAAAGACTATAATTGAAGAAGATAAACTTATATTCAATGACTATGAGATTATTTCGGAACTGACAACATTTATTTCCAAGCATAACTCATTTGAAGCGGAAGATGGGTGTAATGATGACTTGGCAATGTGTTTAGTCATTTATGCATGGTTAGTTGCTCAGGATTACTTTAAAGAACTCACCGACCAAGATATTAGAAAAAGATTATATGAAGAACAAAAGAACCAGATAGAACAAGATATGTCACCTTTTGGTTTTATTGTTGATGGATTGGGGGGAGAAAATACGTTTACTGATAGTAATGGCGATAGATGGTTTACTGATGAATACGGTGATATGTCTTATATGTGGGACTATCAATAATGGATCTAAATGATCAATTTCAAACAGAACATTTATATCTAACCGAAAGAACTTGTAAAGTTTGTGGAGAAACAAAAGACTTAATTGATGGATTCTATAAGATAAGAAAAAACAAATATAATTTATCCTCATATTCTTATGAGTGCAAACAATGCACTATTATTAGAATTTCTAAGTCAAGAAAACGTGGATATAAAAACAATAATCTATGGGAATATCCAGATTGGTAGTGTTCATGCACTGTTTTCGCAAATGAAGCAATGATTTTTAATAAATATTTTTAGGTAAATGAGAACTTAGGAGAAAAAAATGGCGACTCCTCAATTATCTCCCGGCGTACTTGTCAGGGAGGTTGATTTAACGGTAGGAAGAGCTAATAATGTTTTAGATAATATTGGTGCTATTGCTGGACCCTTCCCAGTTGGCCCTGTTGAGGAAGTAATTGACATTGCTACCGAGCAAGAGCTTATCGACACTTTCGGAGAACCACTCAATCTGGATGCACAATACGAATACTGGATGAGTGCTTCAAGCTATCTTTCTTATGGCGGTGTTCTTAAAGTAGCTAGAACTGACGCAGCGTCTTTAGTAAATGCTAATGTTTCTAGTGCTGGCACTGGAGTTGGAAAAACTGACCTTAAGATTAAGAATTTTGACGATTACAACGCTAATTATACCGGCGATAATCAGTCATATCTGTTCGCAGCAAAAAATCCAGGTTCTAGATCAAACGACTTGAAAGTCGCTTTCATTGATGATAAAGCAGACCAAATTATTAATGTAGGATCTGCAGTAACTTTCGCCACTGTAGGATATGGGATTACCGCAGGGGTTAGCACAGACATTGCAACCTCTGCTGGAGTTACAAACTTCAACGGATATCTGAAGGGAATAATTACAGGTAAGGATGAATCTGCACAGACAATTGAAGTAAAAATTATTTCAAGAGTTGCTGCTGGAGGAACTTCAGAAGTAAAGGTAGATTATTCAGAAAGAAGTGCTGGTGCTTCTTTTGCTAACGGCACAACTGCTTACTTTGTCACCAACGCTGGAGTTGCAGTTACAACTACAAGTGGTATAGGATCTACTGCAACTGCTGTTACTGTAGAAGCCACTACATCAGGTGTTCTTGATTGGTATGATCAACAGCAAATTTCTCTTGCAAACGGAAACATTTTCTGGAAGTCTTTAGCACCAAAACCAGGAACTTCTCAGTATGCTGTAGATAGAAATTCTAAGAGTGATGAATTACATATCGTTGTTATTGACGATACAGGATCAATCACTGGAATTAAGGGAAATCTTTTAGAAAAGCATGTTGGAATTTCTAAGGCAACAGATGCTGTTTCTGCAGTAAATTCTCCACAAAGAATTTGGTGGAAAGAGTATGTTGCTCAAGGATCACCAAATCTTTATGTTGGAGACAATCCTTCAGATGGAAATCTTGTTGCACAAACTGGATTTGCAGATTCTGCATTTGCTGGCATTTCTACAGCAAGTGGTTCTTGGAATCAGAAGGCACAAGACGTAACATTCAGCGCTCTTGGAAACAGAACATATACCCTGAAAGGCGGAAAGGATTACTCTGCGGGTGAAGCTGGAACAACTGGATCAATGACTGCGAGCCTTGGTTCACTGTTGACTGCATATGATTTATTCTCAAACGAGGATGAAGTTGCTGTAGACTATTTGATCATGGGTCCTGGACTTGGAGATCGTCAGTCAACACAGTCTAAAGCTTCTAAATTGATTTCTATTGCAGAAGCAAGAAAGGATTGTATTGCAGTTATCTCTCCAGATAGAGCAGCAGTTGTTTCTGGGTCTTCCTTCTTAACAAGTAATGATCAGACTAACAATGTTGTAGAATTCTTTAACGGAATTGGAAACAGATCTTCGTCATATGCTATTTTTGACTCTGGTTATAAGTATACCTTTGATAGATTCAATAATAGATTCCGTTATATCCCATGTAACCCAGATGTTGCTGGACTTTGCGTAAGAACTTCTATTCAGTCTTATCCTTGGTTCTCTCCTGCAGGACAGCAAAGAGGTGTTTTAAATAATGCTATTAAGTTGGCATATAATCCAAATAAAGCACAAAGAGATAGACTTTATCCTCTGGGAGTTAATGCAATTGTAAATCAACCAGGAACTGGTATTTTACTCTTTGGAGACAAAACTGCATTATCTTATGCTTCAGCATTTGATAGAATTAATGTTAGAAGACTGTTCTTAACAGTTGAACAAGCTCTTCAAGACGCTGCTGAAGCACAACTCTTTGAGTTAAACGATCAAATTACAAGAGCAAACTTTGTTAACATTGTTGAACCATATTTGCGTGATGTTAAAGCAAAGAGAGGAGTTTATGATTTCTTAGTTATTTGCGACGAGTCTAATAACACACCAGATGTTATTGACAACAATGAGTTTAGAGCTGACATCTTCCTGAAGCCAACTAAGTCAATCAACTACGTAACTCTCACATTCGTAGCTACAAGAACTGGAATTTCTTTTGAAGAAGTTGCAGGTAGAGTTTGATAATAAACTAAAACCTTAAGGAGGGTACTAAAATGTCAACACTCAGAACGATTACAGGATTTAAAGAAAGACTTGCTGGTGGTGGTGCAAGATCGAACCTTTTTGAGGTTTCGCTCCCAAGTTTTCCAGCACCAATCAGGGATTTTTGGAAAACTACCAAGGGCGCAGAAGCTGACACATTTAATTTTCTCTGCAAAGCAGCAGCTCTTCCTGCTTCAAATGTAGCATCTATTGATGTTCCTTTTCGTGGAAGAATTATGAAAGTTGCTGGTGATAGAACCTTTGATCCATGGACAGTGACAATTATTAATGATGAAGACTTTAAACTGAGAACTGCTTTTGAACTTTGGATGAACGCAATGAGCAGATTGGACACCGCTACTGGATTTACAGATCCAAATGCTTATATGACTGATGCCTATGTTTATCAATTAGGTAGAGGAGCGGAAACTGGAAAATTCTCTTCAGTTGAATCTCAAGCAACAGATGGAAGCAGAATTCAACCACTGAAAACATATAAGTTCTATGATATTTTCCCAACCAATGTTTCAGAAATTGCTGTTTCCTATGACAGCGCAGATGAAATTGAGGAATTTACTGTAGAATTCCAAGTTCAATGGTGGTCTGCTGGTGAAGGTCAGGATGGTGGTGACCAAACTGACACGGTAATTAGATAATAAATAGTAGAGATAAAGAGATAAATTAAATCATGGCTAGACTGTTTGGATTTTCAATTGATGATGATTCAAAGAAAAGTCCCAGTACAATAACCCCCATCCCCGAAAATAACGCGGATGGGGTTGATCATTATTTGACAAGTGGATTTTTTGGTTCCTATGTTGACATCGAAGGTGTTTATAGGAACGAATTTGATTTAATAAAAAGATATAGAGAAATGGCACTTCATCCTGAGGTTGATAGTGCCATTGAAGATATTGTTAACGAAGCTATTGTTTCGGATACTAATGATGTGCCAGTTCAAATTGAACTTTCTAATCTGAATGCTTCGGATGGACTTAAGAAAAAAATAAGAGAAGAATTTAAATATATTCTAGACCTTTTAGATTTTAATAAAAAATCTCATGAAATTTATAGAAATTGGTATATTGATGGAAGAATTTATTATCATAAAGTAATAGATTTAAAAAATCCTTCTGAAGGAATTCAAGAATTAAGATATATTGACGCTATGAAGATGCGATATATTCGCAAAATGAAGAAGGATGATTCTCAAAGAATAAGAAGACCCTTCCAGGAAGAAAATCCTATGGATTATAGCTTCCCAGAAATTGAAGAGTATTTTGTATATAATCCAAAACAACATCATCCAAATCCAGGAATTCCCGGATCCGGTCAAAATCAATCTAGTGGCAATGGAATAAAATTTGCAAAAGATTCTATTGTTTACTGCACTTCTGGTCTTGTAGATAGAAATAAAGGAACTACTCTTTCATATTTGAATAAAGCAATTAAGTCACTCAATCAACTGAGAATGATTGAAGACTCTTTGGTCATTTACAGATTGTCAAGAGCACCAGAACGTAGAATTTTTTATATTGATGTTGGCAATCTTCCAAAGGTAAAGGCAGAGCAATATCTCCGCGACGTTATGATGCGTTATCGTAACAAACTCGTTTACGATGCAAACACTGGAGAAATTCGTGATGACAAAAAGTATATGAGTATGCTTGAAGATTTTTGGCTTCCAAGAAGAGAAGGTGGTAGAGGAACTGAAATCACTACACTTCCTGGCGGTCAAAATCTTGGGGAGATTACTGATATCGAATACTTCAAGAAGAAATTATATCGTTCACTGAATGTTCCACCGTCAAGAATGGATGGAGAAGGTGGATTTAATCTTGGACGTTCTTCTGAGATTTTAAGAGATGAACTCAAGTTTACAAAGTTTGTTGGTCGTTTGAGAAAAAGATTCTCAAATATGTTTAGCGATATTCTTAAGACTCAACTTATCTTAAAAAATATCGTAAGCCCAGAAGACTGGGAGCAAATGTCGCAACATATTCAGTATGATTTCCTTTATGACAATCATTTCTCAGAACTTAAAGATGCTGAACTTATGAATGAAAGGTTAAATCTTGCTACTACAGCAGAACCTTATGTTGGTAGATATTATTCTCAAGATTATTTGAGAAGAAAGATTCTTCGCCAAACAGATGAAGAAATTATTGAACAAGACAAATTAATGAAGAAAGAAATTGAGGATGGGATAATTCCAGATCCTAATGCTCCAGTAGATCCGCAAACTGGTCTTCCAATGGATCCTTCCATGGACTTGGGTCAACCAATAATGGAACCAGATTTAGAATCTGACGCAAAAGCAGTAGAAGCACCTAAGGGCGGAGAGATCTGATAAATAAAGTCAGTATTATACATTTTCTTATGGATGATTTAATGGATATGATTATTGGAGACGAAAGTCCTTCAAAAATTAGCGATAAAATTAAAAGCATTCTTTTTGCGAAGAGTGCGGAAAAAATTGATGCTCAGAGACCTTCTGTAGCAAATTCTATGTTTAATGATGATCAAGTAGGAGAAGAGTAGTTAAATGCCAGCAGGATATACAAGGCACGATATAAATTGCCTACCGGTTTC